GTTTTAATTATTAGTGACCCTGTAGAAATAGAGACAGTATCTATGAATGGATCTCATGAAGGCCTTAGGATGATGCCATGGTTAAGAAGTATGCCTACTGAGGGTATTATAATTATTCCTATGGATAAAGTTATTACTGTAGTTGAAGCAAAGGAAGACTCTGAGGTCGTCGCCTATTATCAAAAATTTATTATGACTAATCTAAACGGAGGATCTTCCGAAAAAATTAAGGTCACTAAGAAAATGGGATATGTAATTTCAGTTGAACAGGCTAGAGAGCATCTTGAAAAGCTCTTTGATAAAGATAGCTAAATTGCTCTTGCGCTCTGACAGAGCTATTGTACATCTAATTCGGGGACTTGTCAAGCGTCCGATTTTATGTTATACTAAAACTAACAAAAGAGGTAATATAAATGCCCGCAAAAGGTACTAGAACTAGGAAAAGATCCGAACATTATGTTAACAATAAAGAATTTTTATACGCAATAGTTCAATATAAGGCTGACGTAAAGGAGGCGGAGGAGAGGGGTGATCCCAAACCACGCATCACTAATTACCTTGGAGAGTGTTTCGTAAAAATCGCGACTCACTTATCATACAAACCAAACTTTGTAAACTATATGTTCCGTGAGGACATGATATCAGATGGCATCGAGAACTGCGTTCAATATATACATAACTTCAATCCAGAGAAATCTACGAATCCTTTTGCTTACTTCACTCAAATCATACACTATGCTTTTCTCAGACGTATACAGAAAGAGAAAAAACAAATGGAGATCCGTGAAAAGATCATTGAGAAGTCGGGGTATGATGAGGTTATGCATGTTGACGACGATGGCGGTTATTCTAGTGATTACAATTCAATAAAAGAGGCAGTACAAACAAAAATGAATCAATGAAGCTAACTCAAGAACTAATTGACCAGATACAAGAAGCAATGCTACACACTAAGAAAGATGGTAGTATTAACTGGAAGGATGATGATGAAGTTGTAGTTCAGTTGGCAGGGACATTTGCTGCTGACAGGTTCATTGTTATTAAGAATAAAACAAAAGACCCAGTGGTATCTGCTGCACCACATCCTTACTTCGATTATGAGAAGGGTGTCTTTACCAAAGATGGTAGAGAAGAATATATGAAAGAGCAACAGGAGCAACAACAACAATGAAGATAGCGATAATAACTGATACTCACTTCGGAGGTAGAAGGGGTAATAAGATATTTCATGACTTCTTTCAAAAATTTTACGACAATATATTCTTTCCAGAACTAGAAAAAAGAGGTATCAAACATTGTATTCATATGGGAGATGCTTTTGATAATAGAAAGAACATAGATTATTGGTCACTTGATTGGGCTAAGGAACATGTATATGATAAGTTCAAAAATTTGGGCGTCCGAGTTTGGCAACTCGTAGGTAATCACGATGTCTATTACAAGAATACAAACAAGATCAACTCAATAGATTCACTCTTAGAACACTATGATAATATAATTCCTATATCTAAACCAGACACATATGATATAGATGGGTTCAAAGCAATGATGTTGCCTTGGATATGTGATGAGAACTATCAAGAGACTCTTGCAGCTATAGAAAAATCAGATGCTAAGATGGCTTTTAGTCACTTGGAACTCAATGGATTTGAATTATATCCAGGCATGTTTCAGCAGGGTGGTATTGATAAAGGTATCATTGCTAAGTTTCCTACAGTATTCTCAGGACATTATCACACCAGAAGTAATGATGGTCAAGTCTTCTACTTAGGTAATCCATATGAGATGTATTGGAATGACTGTGGAGATAAGAGAGGATTCAATATCTTAGATACAGAAACAGGAGAGATTGAGTTCATAGAGAATACAAATCATATTTTTGAAAAGATATATTACGAAGATACTCCAGCGGAACTATTCAAAGCACATCTGTATAAAGATAAGATAGTCAAATTATTCATTAGATCTAGGAAAAGTCAATTACAATATGATAAATTTCTTGATAAACTTATGAAAGCTGGCATCATAGATTTAAAGGTAGTTGAAAATACTGCAATCAATGATACAGAAGTAGATTTGGATAGTGAAAAGATAGAAGATACTCTAACACTTCTTAATAAATACATTCAAGAGTCCGATTTTGATTTGGAAAAAGAAAGAGTTAAGACACTTCTTAAAGAAGTTTATCTAGAAGCTTGCGAAGCAGAGTAATGTACATTCTATCACTTCACGGAAAAGAAGGAGAAGGAGCCTATGCCGTCACAAATGATGATGGTCACAAGGCTTTGTATCTTTTTGAACAAGAAGATGATGCTACAAGATACGCAGGCTTGTTAGAAGCGAACGAAGCAATTCCCTTGACAGTTGTACAAATAGATGATACACTGGCAGTAGAGACATGTCAAAGACACAAATACAAATATGTTATTATCTCACCTGATGATATAGTGATTCCACCAAAAGATTATGATAATATTCAAAACGATACGGTGGCGTAATTTTCTATCAACTGGTAATCAGTTTATAATTGTAAGTTTTCAAAAATCCCCGACAAATTTAATAGTAGGTGCTAATGGAGCGGGTAAATCTACTATTTTAGATGCACTAACTTTTGTTTTATACAATAAACCCTTCCGTAAAATTAAGAAAGCTCAGTTAGTTAATACTGTAAATGAAAAAGAATGTGAAGTACAGATAGAATTTGAGATACAAGGAAAGATTTATACCATTGTAAGAGGTATGAAACCTACTTTATTTGAAATTTATATTGATGGTAAGAAACAAGATCAGTTTGCCAACCAATTAGATCAACAGGCACACTTAGAGAATAATATACTTAGACTTAATTATAAATCATTCACTCAGACAACTATCTTAGGATCTGCCACCTTTGTTCCTTTCATGCAACTAGGTAATTCTGATCGTAGAGCCATTGTTGAGGACGTATTGGATATTAAAATATTCTCTGGCATGGCAAAAATACTTAGAGATAAGATTAGTAAAGCAAATACGGAGATTAGAGAACTCACTATCAAGAAAGAAATGATAGAAGAGAAGATAGAAATGCAAAAAAACTTTATTGCTGACCTTGATAAGAGTGGTAAGAAGAGAATTAAGGATACTAAAGAGAAAATTGCTATCATGTTTGAGGATAGTTCTGGTCTTATGGGGGAAAATACCAAATATGACAATTTAATCAAGACAAAGTATCAACCAGAGTTAGAAAACTTATCAAATGCCCGTGCTTCTCTTAAGAAAATGAACACAATTAAGGCAAAATTGGAACAAAGGATACAGAATATAACATCCGATCATAAGTTTTTTACTGATAACGTATCATGCCCTACATGTGGACAACATATAGAAGAGGAGTTTCGCTTAAATAAAATTGAAGACATAGAAGGTAAGGTCAAAGAGATTAATTCCGCTTATAAAGACCTTACCAAGTCTATAAATGATGAACAAAAACGAGATTCTAAGTTTTTGGAAATCAATAATCAGATCACTCAACTAACGAATGACATTTCAACGAACAATTTTAAAATTTCTCAGTATCAACGACAGATCAGAGATTATGAATCAGAAATTCAAGAGATTACCGAGCAAATTGCAAACAGAAATACTGAAAGAGCCGCTCTTAAGTCACTCAAAGGCGAGTTAACAAGTGTAGAAAAAGATAAAGCAAAACATACCGAAGATATAGACTACTTAGACTTTGCCAATTCCATGATGAAAGACTCTGGAGTAAAGGCCAAGATTATAAGAAGATATTTGCCTGTAATGAATCAGAAGATCAATAAGTATCTTCAGATGATGGACTTCTATATCAATTTTACTCTAGATGAACAGTTTAATGAGAGAATAAAATCACCTATACATGAGAAATTCAGTTACGAATCATTCTCTGAGGGCGAGAAAATGCGAATTGATCTTGCTATTCTGTTTACTTGGAGAGATATTGCTAAGATGAAGAACTCATCTAGTACAAACATCCTAATCCTTGACGAAATATTTGACAGTTCGCTTGATAGTAACGGCACTGACGAGTTTACAAAGATCATCAAGTATGTCATTAAGGATGCTTATGTGTTTATGATATCTCATAAGATAGATGAACTCACTGATAGGTTAGATAATTTAATTACCTTTGAAAAAATGAACGGATTCTCAAAAGTTAGATATTCTACATAATAGTATACTACGGATACCGTATGATACTACTAGATGGATGTCACTCATTAAAACTTGAGTGTGCCTTAAGGGAACTTGGCTTCATTGATATGGAGTGGAGAACTATTGCCCATGCAGGTATTTTTCTAGTACAACCTGTAGGTATGCCAAATGATCCCGAAGGAGATCTATTGGGATTTACGATAACATATGAGAGTAAAGTCATAAAATTACAGAATACAGCGAAGAAGGCATTAGATACAGCGATAAAATGGTCGGGGTAGACAGTTGAAAAACTGGCACACTGTTGCTTGAAATTGGCACATGATCGACTATCATGTGTATATACGACAAGAAAACAAATGCTCACACAGGTTAATTACGAAGTCAAAGGACAACTTGCAAAACTACTTGCAACAGAGGATCTTATCATAGAGAACCGTAAGGTATCTACGGCATCTTTTGATGTTGGACGTAGAGTTCTTACCTTACCAATGTGGGAGAAGGCTTCTGGAACCGTATATGACCTTCTCGTAGGACATGAGGTTGGCCATGCACTATACACGCCAGCAGATAACTGGATGGAGGACTATCCAGATGT